ATGCCCTTCATCATCAGCTCACCACAGTTTTTGAGCCTCGAAATTTCGAAGTCTAATCTTTTAAAATTTACTAGCTCTTGTTGTAAAGCAAGCTGCTTATCTACAGCAGATTTACATCTTCTTTGTAATGAATTATCTAATGGAATAGAAAAGTTTGCAGATAGGCCCAGATTCAATGCGAAATTATCCTTCTGCCCAGTACGTGTGGCCACCATGTGAGAGAGTGATCCATCGTCGTTGTACGAGGGCGCATCGTACCAATATTCTCTTGGCATACTATATGAATGAGAATCTGTGACGAATGGAGATATAGTTAACATCGGTCCTTGACATATAATATTCCCTCCATAATGGTTGGTAACACTGTTACCTGGTAAGTTCTGAATTCCCATATTGGTTACCGACCCGGAGGAATTCGCAACCGGGGCCGCAGTAGAAGAGGTCTGAGAATACGCAGGTAAAGTTATAAATAGCGACGCAATTACTGAGAGAAGACTGACGTTGTTTCGGTGATACTTTCTATGTTCGTAGTGCGCTGAATATTTGTCACATTTTGGAGCGATGGTCCACGATAAGTTTCTACGAATTGAAAGGGCTGACCTTGGTTCGTAATCGTGACGTTTCCTCTGGAGTTGATGTCTAATCCAGTCCATGCTTGTGAGTGTCCTCCCACTGTGCTCGTGGTGGTGTTGGGGTCAGGGGCAATAGAAGTTCCATCGATAGAGACATTTGAACCATTTAGAGAATATTGATAGCCAGAATAATCGTGAGAAACAATATTTTCTGTCACTACGCTAGTCGTTCTCGTGGTGCTTTGCATAGTGCCGCTAGTGAAATTTGGGATCACGGGTACACTATAAGCAGGGGAACTTATAAGTAATAACAGTGGCAAAAGCCTCTTCATCACTTAATAGTTAAAGCACTCTCCATGCTTCCAATTGCTGAAGTACCTGCGCCACCAGCGGTCAGTGTTACTACACCAGCAGAAGTTAATGTACCCGCTAAATTTCCTGCAACCCCTGCCGCAGTAGAAGTTACGTTAGAAAAATTGCCCACTGCGCCTACCGCTGGAGCTGAAGTAGGGACTGCATCCGCTTGAGTATATGATTGCGAAAACGAGAATGCGGCTCCTGCTGTATCTTGCGTTGCAGCAATCGTTCCAGGCGAATAAACGCCACTCGTAATTGTCCCGACTGAGACGGTTGACGCAGTTGTTCCATCAGTTGTGTCTATGTTGCTCCCAGAAGCTGAGAAACTTGACCCAATTCTTTGGGCCTGTGTTGCTGCCGCATTGACTGTGAGCTGGGTACTCGTGGTTATAGCGTGATGAATTTCAGACCGAACTGGAGTCGCCGCCACCAAGCCAAGCAGTAATGGGAATACTAATTTCTTCATGCTTTTGTTTCTGGGGTGGGAGGTTTTGGAGGAGCTTGAACAACCTGCTGAATTTCTCCTCCATCTGGTGCTTGAATCTTAATAGGAGTTTGAATACGGATGATCTGTTCACCATTAGAGGCACTAGCTTGATTAGCTGCCATCATCTTCTGAATTTCCTCTTTGCTGACACTATTTCCATTCTTTTTGTCTTTTGTATTAATTGAAAATCCTGCCAAAGCCCCTGTAAATACCGAAGCTATAAATGTTGGATCAAAATTCTGCTTTTGGAACCCGGGCAAATCTACGTATGCAAGGGTCAAGATAAACCCGGACCAGCACACGATTCCAAGGCGTACAAATGTGCTGATGAGTTCTAGCCTTTCCTCCTTATCTGGGGTAATCTCTTCTAGCTTTGCAAAAAGTCCCTTCTTCTTTTCTTCTTTCTTGTTAAAAGGAGGGGCGGTCTGTTGGTCTGCCATAAATAAAAAGAAACACTACCCAATATTAACGTCAAACTATAATAAATACATGGACGACATCTTACCAGCACTGATTGGGGCAGCAGCCACTGCTCTTGTAATGGTGATGTCTAACGTAAGTAATCGTAGAGAAAGAGATATTCGGGATATCTATTTTAGATTAAACAAGCTTTCGCAAGCGGTCAGCAGGATAGAAGGCAAGATCCAATAACGTGTGCTATGTTTTAAAAGAGGCATAAATTATGTACAAAATACTAAAGCCGATACTCTTACGATTCCTTTCAACGACAGGGTGCAAGAGGTTAATTATAGATCTGCTTCGTGTGATATGTAGGCAGACCTCCAACACATTGGATGATCGTGCAGTTGATGTACTAGAAGCAAAGTTATTTCCAAGTCCATTACACCTTCAATGAGTAATGCAATGGAAGTTAAAAAGTTCCTCAACATTGATATAGAAGAGCCACCGATAGAGTTACAATTGTCTGTTGAGATGCGTGTTAGAGAGGTCTTACAAAGCGATGATTACGATAACGTAAAAAGATATTGCACACATTTAATCAGGCATCAGATGAAGCAGGATGTTTTCTTAGCATCGGTACTAGAAAGAGTCGTAGAACTAGAAACAATACTGGCCAAAAAGGATCTACAAGAGGAAAAAAAAACTATTGACAGGATAAAAAATTTCTTTCATATTTAAAAGAGGTGCTTCAGGGTCCAAGTAAAGAACGTTGGTCTGTTCACTCTGGGGCACCACCATTTTGCTTTTCATATTTCTTCCAGTGGTGGATCAGGAGTTTTAGTTCCTTGATCCTTTGTTCTGCGTACTTGATGCGATCAGTAGCGTTCATCTCTTCTCCAAGGTTTAGGCTCGTGACTATCAATCACAAGACACTTCCACTCAGGATTTGATGCCTTGATTTTTTCAACTGCCTTAGTAGCTGTTGATGCACGTTGGAATATAAGACTAGATTTATTATCTTTATCAGGATCAATGACTCTGATAGTAAAGACTTTTAGCTGCCTAGCAGAGAGGAAACTTCCTTCCTCTACTTCTTGTGAGGTTGTCATCTAAAAAGCTATATCGTTGTCTTGGCCTTTAGAAGATGGGCCACTGTTTTTAGGTTGGTAACTTGAATTTTCATCTACGTCAAACATAGTCACCATGACTGCTGATGGATTTGGTTTGCCACTAAAGTCAGGCAGACCTCCTAAGTTTACCCAGCGGTCTATCAACATAAATTGTTTGCCTTGGTCGTTCTCCATGACGACTCCAATGTTCTGCCAATTGGCTTTTTTTACGCCAGAATTATCAACGTACTCTCGTGTTTTGACCGATAGGTTCTTTACTTTTCGTGCCATAAGGGATCTCCTGGAGGATGCGTATGCGGACAAAACCACCTAAGTAGTCTGAGTCCATGGTTGAAATAACGGTATTAAACCGTTTGTCATTTATCTTAAGTGCATCTGCCAACCCATCTATGCCTGACTTCATTCTTGCTACTAAATTGTCACGATCATAACTTCTTCTGTCTGGCGGGATAAAGGTCATTTCAAGCACTAATTTCTCAGGGATATTATCTGTCTTGATTTTTTTTAGTTGTTCTTTGGAAACACTAAAGCAAGCATTTCTATATTGTTTTTTTGCCCTTGCCAATTTAGCCCAATGCAACCTGGCATTTGGTGATAGGTCTGATGGCGGCCAACCTAAAACTATCTCAATCATCTTCTCGCTCCAATTCATGTAAGCGATTTTTTATTGCATCGAACCTCTCTATGTATTCTTCTTCTGGCATATCTTCAAACCAATAGTATCTATCTAGCTCTGTTAGTTGTTGCTTGCAATTAACAATCCTCATGATTCTTTCTTCATTCATTGCTGCCCTCCTGGTCTGTATCCTTTATTTCTTCTTCTATAGATTTTAAATATTTACTCCAAGGCTCATCTGTAAAACCCATCCTTTCTCGACAGGCTTTATAACGGGCGATCTTCATGATGCGGATAATTTCGTTGGCTGTAAGTGTCATTGACTCCTCCTGTAACTATCCCAATCGAACCCTATCATCTTGCCTCCATTCTCCCTTAGCCTGTCTGTCACACGTTCACCAAGGTAGTCTGCTAGTTGATCCCCTGGAATGTTCGATAATAAGATGGATGGCTTCAGTTTTTCATAGCGTTCATTAAGGACATCAAACAGAATTTGCTTTTCAAAATCTGATCCAAACTGCACTCCTACTTCATCCAGTATGAGTAAATCTGGTGATGCAAATACATTAACTATTTCGCTCTCGGTTTCATCTTGATTAGACCAACTATCTTTAACTCTTCTGATCAAACGTTGCACGGTAACAAATACTGGTGACCGTTTTTGTTGAATAATTTCTAACGCAATGCCTATCGCCAAATGGGTCTTTCCTGTCCCTGGTTTGCCGACAAATATTGCACAACGTCCTGCCTTCATAACTTGGTCGAAGTTTTCTGCATACTCCTTTGAAAAATCTAATGCTTTCTTTTGACCAGATGTTTTTGCTATGTAAGTATCTAATGTTCTATCCCTAAACCGTTCTGGAATAGCGGCTCCATTTATCTTTGCTTTCCATCTAAGTTGCTCACGTTCTAACTCTGCTTCCTTCGCTTGCTTAAGGCTTTCTTCCTCCTGCTTTGCTTGAAGTATTTCCATGCACTGAGGGCAACCTGTCCAATGCTCTCCAAGAAAGTTTGTTGCGGTATACGCACCGTGCTCAGAACATTCTCGTTCTTCTGTTGGTCTGTCTTTTTCTATTAGTTTTTTAAAAGTCATATCTCTTGTACCCCCTCTCCGTAATTAGTAGTAGCAAAAGATTTTTTTTCTTTCGTTACCCAGTCTGATTTAAAACCACGCCATCCTCGAACCTGACACATAGTCAAAGCTTCTTCTAGGGTGACGGATGCTTTTTTTGCTTCAGAAGTAATTCCCTTCAAAGCAGTTTCTGTTAATGGTGCTTTCACATTCCTCCTGTGTTTTAAGAAATCATCCCAAGTTTTTTTAGAAACAGTACGAGGACGCTTTAGCGTCTTATTAGTTGTTTCTTGTTTCTTGTTTAATGTTTCTTGTTTCTTGTTTGGTTGAACGGTTGTTGAACCAGTGTTCGTTCTAGCTAGAGCAGAGGCTCTCCCCGCTCTAGATGCCGAAAGTACTTTGGATTTGTACTTCCTTATCTCTTCATCAGCTCTCGGATTGATCCATCCTTTGCCAACTTCAAGAGTAAAGAATTCTTCCAAGACAACTTGCACTTCTGTTGCATTGTCCTTCATGTTGATTTTACGTGCAACGAGTGTTACGTCTTCGCTCAACGTTCGTTCATGAAGGTAGTAAAGATCTAGCAATCTTCTATATGCCAGATCCTCCATAGCAGATAAGTGTTTTGTGTGGCTGATGTAATCGCCAATGTTGAAGGAATAAAAATGCATTACTCCTCTTTGTCATGTGCCAACTCTTCTTTAATATTTTTGGCTGCTTTCTGTGCATCTTCTTGACTCATGCCGATTGACTCTTTCAATCTTGATAGTGGTTTCTCTTGCTCACTAGGAGTCGGGGTAATGTTCACAGGTGGGTGCTTTTCGAAACCTGATGCTTCCAAGTCTGCCTGCATTACTGCATCAACATCAGCACTTGATGGTAAGCGTTTTGAAATTCTTCTAATAACTGTTTTTTTTGCCATCTCATCCCACCATGTAGCCCAAGGAGAACTGCTGTATGAACCAGCCCTTGATGTTTTGCGTACTTTTTCTACCTCATCAACTGACATAACCTCACGGTAAATAGCACCGTCTTTTGTATGGGCTATGCAGTAAACAGCAATCGGTGTTCCTCTATCACCACCAAGAAGTGGCTTATGGATAATTTTTTCGTCGTCACCTAGCTGGTAATCAAACATGTCATTGCTATACGCAACTTGTGCAGAAATACTTGCTAGTTCACCAGAGTTACGGATCTTCTTAAGGATGCCACCAACCATAGGCATATAAGCAACAGTCTTTCCTGCCTTGCCACCAAAAATTACTGGTGCTGCTTCTCTGCCATCTAGCATTAATCCATCTTGGGCTGCTTTCATGCATGTCCCAAGCAAGGTTTTTCTATCTGCTTGCAATAGATCAGGATTCATTTGAACTGCTGTTAGCGTTGTTCTAATAAATTTGTCTACGCTTATCTG